AGCACCAGCGCCACGCCTGATGCGATCGCCAACGCACCGTTCTGGCCGGCGATCGCACCGGCGAGTGTGCGGGCGAGCATGCGCCTGGATGGCACCGTCACCGATGCCCGTCTGCGCCACGCCATTATTGCCGCCATGCTGGCGGTCAACGATGAGCTCGATGCCTGGGCGCAGACGCAGCAGGCCGCCGGCTACGCTGCACTGGCTGATGTGCCCAGCACCGCGGTCGATGGCATCTCGCGCCGCGTGCAGCTGTACCTGCGCGCCGTTGCGTGTGCCACCGCCGTCGAGGTAGCAGAGCGCTACCGCAGCTTCGATGCCACCGACAGTGCCAACCAGCGCGCCGACGACTTGTCACCGAGCATCACCGAGCTACGCCGCGACCAGCGCTGGGCCGTGCGCGATCTGCAGAACCTGCCGCGCAGCACGGTAGAGCTCATCTGATGCGCGTGCACGCCATGCAAGGCGACACCGTCGACCTGCTGTGCTGGCGCCACCTGGGCAGCACGGCCGGCCTGGTCGAGCGCACCTACCTCCTCAATCCCGGCCTGGCCGAACTGGGCGCCGTGCTCCCGCATGGCACGCCAGTGGAGTTGCCCGAGGTAACCACCACCACAGCGGCGATGACGCCGCTTGTGCAGCTATGGGACTGACCTGATGACCGAACCCACCTCCGTATCGAGCGGCTTTTTGATCGCCACCGGTGTGGGCCTTGCCTCCGTGCTGCCTGGCATCGACGGTGACGCGCTGATCGGCGCCTTCGCCGGCGGCGCGCTGTTCGTCGTGTCCGCCGCCAAGCAACCGCTGCTGGCGCGATTGATCTATTTCCCGGTGAGCGTGATCGCCGGCTACCAGCTGGCACCGGAGCTGCTGCGCTGGTTGCCGATCAAGTCCAGCGGCGTGGCCGCTTTTGCGAGTGCGGCGTGCGCGATCACCGTCACGCTGGGCCTGATCGAAAAGAGCAAGTCCTTCGACTTTTCCTTCCTACGTCGTGGAGGTCCGCCCAGTGCATAGCCTGGTCACCGTCCTGACGTTGATGGCCTCGCTCGCCATCTGCGTCCGCCTGCTTACCTACCACCGCCCGGTCGATGCGCGCCATCGACGCGGCGCGGGCTGGTGCGCGTGGCTGCTGATCGCCAGCACCGGCGGCCAGGCGCTGCACATCCTGCTGGTCGGCGCCGGCTCGCAAGTCAGTCTCTGGCACCTGGGCACGTTGATCGTGCTGGCGGTGCTCACCTACCGCGCCCAGGGCAATGTGGCGCGCATCCTTAAGGTCGATTGATGTTCACCGATACCCAACTCGCCTCGATCATGCAGTGCTCACCGCAACGCGCTCAGCGCTGGCACGCCCCCCTGCTCGCCGCCGCCAATCGCTTTGGCATCACCACCAAGCGCCGCGCCGCGCATTGGCTCGGCCAGGTCGGCCACGAAAGCCTGAGCCTGTCGCGGATGGAAGAAGGGCTGACCTACACCACCAGCGCACGGCTGTTGGAAGTCTTCGGCGCACGTATCACGCCCGCACAAGCGCCCAAGTTCCTGCGCAACCCAATCGGCCTGGCCAACTTCGTCTACGCCGACCGCCTGGGCAACGGCAACGAAGCCAGCGGCGACGGGCACCTATACCGGGGCCGTGGCCCAATGCAGCACACCTTTCGTGGCAACTACCGCCGCATCGGTGTGCTGATCGGCTTGCCGGTGGAAGAGCAGCCGGATCTGCTGCTGCAGATTGAGCCGAGCGCAATGGGCGCGGCGGCGTACTGGCACGACAACGGCCTCAACGTGCTGGCCGATGCCGGCGATGTGCTGGGCCTGGGCCGCAAGATCAACCTGGGCAACGTGCGTAACAAGCGCTTGCCCGAAGGCCACAGCGATCGCGTCACGCGCACGCAGCGCGCCCTGCAGATCCTGGGCGTCAACTGATGGTCACGCGCCTGATCATCCTGCTGGCGCTGATTGCAGTGCTCGTCGGTGGCTGCGTGTGGCAGGAGCGACGCGTCAGCACTGCGCGCACAGAGCGCAAGCAAGCGCTAGACGCAAAAGCTGCCGCCATCGCCGAGCGCGACAGTGCAAGGGCTTCCACAAAAACCGTTGTCGAGTACGTCGACCGCGTGCAGATCGTGCGCGAAGCCGGCGCCACCATCACCCGCGAGGTCCCGATCTATGTCACCCAGAAAGCCGATGCTGCTTGCGCTATCCCTGCTGGCTTTGTGCGGCTGCACGACGCCGCCGCCACGGGCAACCCTGCCGGGCCGCCCGCCGGAGATCCTGATGCGCCGGCCGCCGGCATTACGCTCTCTGTCATCGCCGGAACTGTCGCCGACAACTACACCAGCTGCCACGCCACCGCCGCGCAGTTGAGCGCGCTGCAGGACTGGATCGATCTGCACGCACCGGAGTCGGCGCCATGATCAAGCCCGCCAGCCTGCGCGCGCATCTGGTTGCGGCATTACCGGAACTGGCGCGCGATGCTGATCGGCTGCTGGTGTTTATCGACGCCGGCAGCCTGGTCAGCACGTTCCAGCCGGGGCTGTCGTTCGAGTACCAATACACGCTCAACCTGATCGTGACCGACTACGCCGGCCACCCGGACAGCGTGATGCTGCCGCTGCTGCAATGGGTGCAGGCCAATCAGTCCGAACTGCTGTCCAACCCTGCGCGACGCGGCGACATCGCCTTCGAGGCCGACATCCTCGCCAACGACGCAGTGGATCTGTCGATCAAGCTCCCGCTGACCGAACGCGTGGTCGTGACCGCAAAGGATGGCGGCGGGCACGACATCACCCATGCGCTCGAGCCACAGATCGATCCGACATGGATGACCTGACCGCGCTGGAGACCTGGGCCGCACCGCTGCTGGCACGCCTGCAGGAGGGCGAGCGACGCAAGCTGGCACGCAAGATCGGAACGGAACTGCGGCGCTCGCAAAGCCAGCGTATCGGCAAGCAGCAAGCGCCCGACGGCACGCCGTACGCACCGCGCAAGCAGCAGCTGCGGCAGAAGTCCGGGCGCGTCAAACGCGCCAAAATGTTTGCCAAGCTGCGGCAGGCAAAGTACTTCAAGGTCAGTGCCAGCCCCAATGCTGTGAGCGTTGGATTTGTGGGACGCGTCTCGCGCATTGCACGCGTGCACCAAGAGGGACTGCAAGAGCAGGTGCGAAGAGAGGGCCCAACAATACGCTACGGTAAGCGCGTACTGCTCGGTTATAACTCAACAGATTTCGATCTCGTAAAAAAAATAATCATAGATCGAATCACTGCACTATCTGAGTGATGATCCCATGTCGACATTGCAAAATATATCAGAAGAGGCGCAGTCCAGCGTCAAGAATCTTTCCGATCCGCATATATACGAGTAATCCGCACTGCCCAGGATTAGCACCTGAAAAAGCAGCAGACTTGACGATGCCATATGCAGTAAATCCACTCCAAACAGGACCACCACTGTCACCGCCGAAGCATGCCAACTCGTCTCCGACCATTGCCATGTACGCCGAGCTATCACAGTCTTGCCCATTACAAGACTTCGGAGGAAACCCAAAACTTGTAGCCGAAACGACCCCACAAGAGAATCCCGTATTTACACCGCGATGGCAAAGGCGCTGACCAACGGTAGCGGTGCCCGAATTCTGGATAGCGTTGATGCCTGTCGAATTAACATTGGAACCAGTTATTGATGAAGATGCTGTGTAGCCAATACTCGGAAAACCATGCCACTGCAAATCGTGACCACCATCGTATAACTCTTTTTTAAAATCCAAGATTGCAACAACCTGTCCAGCCTGCCCTGCCGGAACCCAATTATAATAAATCATAGTATCGGGGCAGTGACCAGCCGTTAATACACCTGCAGTCTTTGTCGCAGTTTCCCTGACCATGAATCCGCTAGTACATTGGCTCCCGTCAGAGCCTTGAAGGATATTTCCACCACGAAGATAAGCCGCTTGCCTTAAAGAGCCGGGCAGGAACTCAATTCGCACCGGATTGCCAAGCACCTTCTCGAGTGCTGGAACCTCCGCCCTTATACTAGCTTTTTCCGACTCTGAAACAGAAACATACAAAACTATTTGACCCGTTTTTTCATCATAGGAATTGCCTTGCAATCCGCGCACGCTTTTAAACAAGGCCTCCTGGTTGCTATTGATTATTTGCCTCACTTCTTCAGCAGTCTTGCTGGCGCCGAGCCTTATAATCACGGGAACTTCGCCGAAGGACGTTGAAAGTTTTGCAGCAGGCACTTTCTCGTCCCCCTTCAATCTGATAACGAATCGAAACTCAGGAGTCTCTTCCCAATAGGCACCCGCAAGTCGTCCACTATAGCGGCGAGTCAGTGCAGCCAAATCTTTTTCCGAGTTTTCTTGAATGTTGATTCGCCTAGCCGCCTCAGCAGGCGATATCATAGCGCTCTTTGAGTAGGCTTTAGACTCTTCACTCTCAGGTGTCACGTGTCGCACTTGAGCAGATGAATAAAATGAGATAAAGCTAAGGCTCAAACAGGCAATTTTGAATAAATTTTTCATCCTAATCTCCTTGAAAATTTCCCCCTGTAACGGCTGTATATCACACACTCACTTTTTGGTCAATTCATAAATAACCGGCATTGATGCGGTCTGAAAAAATATAAAGATTCCGACGCTTTTCTCACACCTGAGCCTATGTCAATATTATTTCGTCGGGCAATCGTTTCGCGTTGGGTTGTATTTTACAAATCGTATGACTTTAAAGGTGACAAAAGCCGCATAACCTAGGAACATTAGAAACCGGCATTACAAATGGCCTCGTTTACAGCAGTTGATCTCTCCAAGCTACAGGCTCCAGATCTCATTGAAGCTCTGGACTTTGAAGCGATCTTCGCCGACGCATTGACTCAATTTCGCCGGCTCATGCCGGAATTCTCTGCACTCACTGAATCGGATCCGGTCTACAAGCTGCTGCAGCTGTTCGCAGCCCGCGAGTTGCTGATTCGCCAGCGCGCCAACGACAAGGCCCAGCAGACCATGCTGGCCTTCGCGACGGGTACCAACCTCGATCACTTGGGCGCATTGTTTGGCGTCGCGCGCCTGGTGCTCGATCCAGGGCAGCCGGAGAACGGCACCCCACCAACCTACGAGTCGGACGTGGACTTTCGCCGCCGCATCCAGCTGGCGCCGGAGGGCTTCAGTGTTGCCGGCCCCGAGGGCGCGTACATCTATCACGCGCTCAGCGCGTCAGCCGATGTCATGGACGCCAGTGCCACCAGCCCCGCACCTGGGCAAGTGCTGGTCACCGTGCAATCGCGCACCGGAGATGGCACCGCGCCGCAGGAACTGCTCGACGAAGTGGCCGCCGTCCTCACTGATGCCGACGTGCGCCCGTTGACAGACGAGGTAGCGGTCCAGAGCGCGCAGATCGTCCTGTACGCGATCCGTGGGCGCGTCTACACCTACGCTGGCCCGGACTCGGCGGTGGTCATGCGCGAAGCCCTGCGCAGCCTGCAGGCCTATCTCGCCGAGGCGCACCGCATCGGCCGCGACGTCCCCGAGTCAGCCATCAAGGCCAAATTATTTGTCAATGGCGTGCAGCGTGTTGAGCTGGACTCGCCTGCAGCCGACATCCGGATCAGCCGCACGCAGGCCGCCTACTGCACCGCGATCGACATCGTGCATGCCGGCATCGATGAGTAACTCCCCGCTGCCGCCCAACGCCACGCCGATGGAGCGCGCCCTGGCTGCCGTCACCGATCGCCTGGAAGCGATCCCGTTGCCGTACCCGGATCTGTGGAACCCGGACACGTGCCCGGCCGGCCATCTGCCGTGGCTGGCCTGGACGCTGTCGGTGGACGACTGGAAGGCCGACTGGAGCGATGCAGTCAAGCGCTCGCGCCTGCGTAGCGCCATGGCGATCCAGCGCCGCAAGGGCACGGCCAACAGCGTGCGCATGGTGGTCGAGTCGTTCGGCGGCGCGGTGGCTATCCGCGAATGGTGGCAGACCGAGCCGCGCGGTCAGCCGCATACCTTCGAGCTCACGCTCACGCTGACCGGCACCGATGCTCAAACCGCCACATCTCGCTTCGTCAATGAAGTCATTGCCGAAGTCGAGCGCACCAAGCCTGTCCGTTCCCACTTCACTTTCACCCAGGGATTCCAAGCAGAAGCCCGCATCGGCGTACTCGCCGTTGCGCGGCCAGCCGTCTATCGACGGTTGCTGATGGACGCCCAGTAACTGGACACCGACATGCCCGGTCTCAAGCTCCACGTCACCACCGCTGGCCGCGCCGCGCTGGTCAATGCACCCAACACCGGGACCAATCCGGTGCTGATCAGCCATGTTGGCATCGCGAACGCGCCGTTTAGCGTCTCTGCCGCGTTGACCGCGCTGCCAGGTGAGATCAAGCGGGTAGCAGCAGTGGGCGGGACCATTACCGCCGACGACACCATCCACGTGTCCATCCGCGATGAGTCTGATGCCGTCTATGACTGCTACGGGTTCGGCCTGTACCTATCCAACGGCACACTGTTCGCCGTCTACAGCCAGCCGACGCTTCTACTGGGCAAGGCGGCCGCAGCCATGATGCTGCTCGCGCTCGATGCGGTGTTTGCCGATATTGATGTGCAGCAGATCACCTTCGGCGCTACCAACTTCACTGATCCGGCCGCCACGACTGAAGTGGCCGGGATCGTCGAGCTAGCGACCGAAGAAGAAGCTGCTGAGGGTACCGACAAAATCCGCGTTATCACCACGTGGCTGTTGAAGAAGATCTTGGACGCTCGCCTGGGTGTAGGCGCACCGTCGGCGTTCGTTCGCGGCCTGCTGGGCGTGACAAGCGCTGCGCTACTGCGCACCGCACTCGAACTGAAGGGAGCCGCCCTCAAGGACGAAGGTGCCGGTAACAATCTGGATGCCGACAAGCTCGACGGTCAGCACGGCACCTACTACCGGGCCTGGGAAAATCTGACTGGTGTTCCTGCCACCGCAAGTGCGTGGCCATCGTGGGATCAAGTTGCCAACAAGCCACAAACCTTCACACCTAGCGACCACTCGCACGCCAACTACGTGGCCAAGGCCGGCGATGTCATGACTGGGCAACTCACCGCGCCGCGCCTGGGGATCAATATCAGCGGCGGCGCACAGGGTGCGTTTGACGCCCTCGTCTCAAGCGCCGGGCGCGTGCTCATGCGCGACTACGGCAACGGCACGCCAGTGTTGGATTTCGTCAACGCAGCGAACAACGCTTGGGTCGCCGGTCGCATCCGAACCGGTGGCAACCCGCTCCACCTCGAAACCACACAGGTCGCAGTCTCGGGCGCAGGCTCGTTTGCTGGATCCCTGCATGCAGATAGCCTTGGCTCCGCATCGGGCTATTTCATCAGCAAGAGCAACGTGACCGTCCTCGGTGCCGAGGGCGGCGCAAGCGTCTATCTTCGTCCCAATGGCGCGTTCAACGCCACGGCAGAAGCAGTACTCAACACAGCAGGCAGCCTTCTATTGCGCCCAACTGTGAGCCAACCAGGCAATGGCATTAACAGTTTTGCTCACCTGAGCTCAGGCAGCTTCGGGGGCGGATTCGGCCTGATTGATGGCGCCTACAACATCGGCTTTTGGAGCGAGAACGGTCATCTCCGTATCGGCATGGCGACGAACAATGGGGCGTTGCAGCAGCGCATGGGGTTGACCACGTCTGGCGCGCTATCTGCAGTTGGCGGTTTTGACTTCGGCTCATCTCGCAAGCTCAAAAACATCATTGGCGCATTGCCCTATGGCTTGGCCGAGGTGGAACAAGTCACCACCCTGCTAGGGCGCTACAAAGAACAGTACAACCCGGATGGACGGGTGCGCCTGTTCTTCGATGCAGAGCAGCTGCTGGAACTCATGCCCGAGACAGTGGACGCACACGGCGTGAGCTTTGACGGTGAACTGGTGCCATCGGTCCACATCGATCAGCTCCTGCCGATCGCATTCAACGCCATCAAGCAACTGTCCACCGCCGTTCGGCGGCTGCAGGCAGACCTCGCTGACCTCCGACCCATCCATTGATTCATAGGCTGACCCATGACCAATTCTCGAATTCGCACACTCGCACCAGGCGTTGACGTTGAGCGCATCGCGGTGGAATCCCATTTCTTCTACGACCCGTTGACCGGCGTGGCAAACGTCGTTTTCCAAGGGATGGAGTTCCTGCTGCTCGATGGTGCTGTCAACAAGATGCTGGACGGCCGGGAGCCGCTTACCACCACCTCAGATGCCATCGCGACCCGCACATTTGCTGCTGGCCTCGTCGATCCTCTAACCGGTCAAGATCTGTCCAATGTCAGCGCTGCCGGCGTGGTCGTGTATTTGAAGGCCGTCTATGACCGCCTCCACAACGAGGCAGCTGCGGTCCAGCCACCGCCGGCAGCCTAATTATGGCAACGGGATACCGCTCAGGTGCAGGACTCGACTTCGACGATGTCTTTGACCCCTACGTGCAAGGCGACATTGGCGGCGTATCGGGCTACCGCTCCAGCGATGGCAACGATCTGCACCGCCGGTATGCGCCCTTGGCGTTTGGCAGCAGAGCGGCGGACGTCGGCTACCGCGACAATGCCGGTTCGGATCTCAGCAACCGTTGGGCTAGAAAGGGAAGCGCCGTCTATTCACTCACCAACAACGGCGTCAACTACTACGCGAGCAGCCAGGCACTCACGTCCGCAGGCGGCAGCCAGACGGCAAGCGTTTCGTTCTCGATTCGGGCCAATGGAACCTGGGCGATTGGCCTTTCCGGCAAAGCGGTGGGCGGCTCTCCAACCTCCGGCACATGGCTGCCCAACGGTCAACCGCCGAGCAACTATTCTGTGCAGCTAGATTTCACTGTGTCCTGGCTGCGTGGCAACCGCAACGGGTCGTCCTCCAACACGGCTGCGAACTACTCTGCGATGACCGGCGATTACAGTTGCAGCATCACGTCCACAGCGCTGTCAGGGTCTGGCAACGAGTGCTATGGAGAAGGCAAGCTGACGATTCGGATCCGCAACAATGCCACTGGCTATGTTTCTACCACTGCCATTTCCCTCGTCGCTGAAGCAGTAGGCTTCGCCTGACGCTTGGTCCAGCGCATACTGGATCGCAGAGTGCGGCGTGTGCCTTCGCTTGATTGGATGCACCCGACCGCGATCCGTGTAAGTACGCGTTGTACGCATCAATTCGAGTGCGCCACAGCACGCAGCCGCTGACCATGGCTGCATGGGCACCGCATCCTCCGCACTGAGTAACGCCATTCGCCTCGGCACTGTGGCCGAGGTGAATCTCGCCACGGCACGATGCCGCGTGCAGGTCGGCGAGATGCTGACCGATTATCTGCCCTGGGTGGTCACGCTGGCCGGCACCACCATCATCTGGTCGGCGCCGGCAATCGACGAGCAGGTGGTCGTGCTGTCGCCGGCCGGCGATTTGGCCGATGGCATGGTGCTACGCGGGCTGTATTCCGACCAATTCGCAGCGCCTGCCGCTTCCGACACACTGCACGTGCTGCGCTTTGCCGATGGCGCGCAGATCCACTACGACACCGAGGCGCATGCGCTGCAGGCGACACTACCCAGTGGCGGCACCGCGAGCATCACCGCCGATGGCGGCATCACCCTCAACGGCCCGCTGACGGTCAACGGCACCACCCAGATCAACGGCGATACCGGCATCACCGGCACGGCCACCGTCGACACCGACGTGATCGGCGGCGGGATCAGCCTCAAGAATCACAAGACCACCGGCGTGACCGCCGGCAGCGCGCTCAGCGGCGGCCCGCAGTGATCGGCGTCGATGCCACCACCGGGCGCGTGATCGAGGGCGAGCAGCACTTGGCCCAGTCGATCGCCTGCATCCTCACCACGCCCATCGGCACACGCGAGCAGCGCCGCGACTTTGGCTCGCTGCTGCCAGAGCTGATCGACCAGCCGTTCAACGGCGCCACCCGCACGCTGCTCTACGGCGCCACCGCCACCGCGTTGATGCGATGGGAGCCGCGCCTGCGCCTGACCCGCGTCGACCTGGTCGTCGGTGATGCGCCTGGCCGCTTCGTGCTGACGATCGAAGGCGAACGCACTGACGTCGCCCCTGCCAATGCGCGCTCGCGCATGACCATCCCGCTCCGCTTCCGCTCGTCCTGATCGAGGAATCTATGTCCACTGCCTACCACCACGGCGTCCGCGTCATCGAAGTCAGCGCGGGCACGCGCACCATCCGCACTGTCTCCACCGCTGTCGTCGGCTTGGTCGCCACGGCCTCTGATGCGGACGAAAAAGTCTTCCCACTGAACAAGGCGGTGCTGATCACCGATGTGCTGGGTGCGATCGCCAGCGCTGGCATCCAGGGCACCTTGCGCGCCACGCTGCAGGGCATCGCCGACCAGACCAACCCGGTCACCATCGTCGTGCGTGTGGCCGAGGACGCGGATGCGGCCAAGACCACCAGCAATGTTATTGGCGAGGCCAAGTCCAGCGGCTACACCGGTCTGTATGCCTTGCTCGCCGCACAGGCACAGCTGGGCGTGCGCCCGCGCATCCTGGGCGCGCCGGGGCTGGACACACTGGAGGTGGCAAAGGCGCTGGTCACCATCGCCAAGAAGCTGCGCGCCATGGCGTATGCGCGGCCGGTCGCAGACACCGTGGCCGAGGCCGTCACCTACCGAGGCCAGTTCAGCGATCGCGAGTTGATGCTGATCTGGCCGGATTTCCTGGCCTTCGACACCGCCACCAGCACCACGGCGGCGGCGTATGCCACTGCGCGTGCGCTCGGCCTGCGCGCCAAGATCGATACCGAACAGGGCTGGCACAAGAGCCTGTCCAACGTGCCCGTGGCCGGCGTCACCGGGATCTCCAAGGATGTGCATTGGGATCTGCAAGATCCGGCGACCGATGCCGGCATCCTCAACGAGGGCGACATCACCACGCTGGTGACGTTCAACGGCCAGCGCTTCTGGGGATCGCGCACGTGTGCGGAGGACAACATGTTCGCCTTCGAGACGGCCACGCGCACCGCCCAGATCCTGGCCGATACCATCGCCGAAGGCGTTGCGTTCTACGTCGACAAGCCGATGCACCCATCGCTGGTCAGAGACTTGATCGAAACGATCAACGCCAAGTTCCGCGACCTGAAGTCGTCGGGCTATCTGATCGATGCCAACGCCTGGTACGACGGCACCGTCAACAGCGCCACCACGCTCGCCGATGGCGCGCTGCGTATTGACTACGACTACACGCCGGTGCCGCCGCTGGAGAACCTGCAGCTGTACCAGAAGATCACCACCAGCTACCTGGCCGACTTCGCCGAACGCGTCAACGCGTAACGCACCCGCCTTAGATTCCCGGAGAACCCCATGGCTTTGCCCAAGAAACTCAAAGCGCTCAACCTGTTCAACGACGGTGAGAGCTATCTCGGCCAGGTGGTCGAAGTGAAGCTACCTACCCTGTCCCGCAAGATGGAGGAGTATCGCGGCGGCGGCATGAATGGCCCGGTCGATATCGACTTCGGTCAAGAGAAGATCGAGCTCGAATGGAAGTGCGGCGGCCTGATGCGCGGTGTGCTCAACCAGTACGGCGCCACCACGCACAACGCGGTGCAGCTGCGCTTTGCCGGCGCCTATCAGCGCGACGACAGCGGCGATGTGGACGCGGTGGAAGTTGTTGTGCGCGGCCGTCACAAGGAGATTGATCCCGGCACCGGCAAGTCCGGCGATGACACGGAGTTTTCGGTCAAGACGTCGGCCAGCTATTACAAGCTCAGCATCAACGGCGCACCCGTGATCGAGATCGATCTGATGAACATGATCGAGATCGTCAACGGCGTGGACCTGCTCGCCCCGCACCGCCGCGCTATCGGCGCCTGACCCTTCCGGCCTGGCGCCGCCAGGCCTCAGCCCTGAGACCTTCCGATGACCCCGACCTTTTCCCCAGCCATTCCCCTCGACCAGCCCATCACGCGCGGCGAGCAGACCATCACCGACCTCAAGGTGCGCAAGCCCGGCGCAGGCGAACTGCGCGGCCTCAAGCTGACCGACGTGCTGCAGTTGGATGTCACGGCGCTGGCAACACTGCTGCCGCGCATTTCCTCGCCCACGCTGACCACCGCCGACGTCAATGCGATGGATCCGGCCGACCTTCTGGCGGTCGGCCAGGAGGTGCAGGTTTTTTTCTTGCCGAAGGCACAGAGGGAGGCGGATTTCCCGACTGCGTAGAGGATGCGATGGCCGACATCGCGGCCATCTTCCACTGGCCGCCGTCTGAAATGGACGGCTGGTCGCTGCACGAACTCACGGCGTGGCGCGAGCGTGCCCGCCTGCGAAGCGGAGCCGAATGATGCCCTACCCGAACCACGAGGCCGCCTAAATGGCGGCCTCCGACAATCTGCGCCTGCAGGTCATCCTGGCCGCCGTCGACCGCGCCACCGGTCCGTTCCGGCGCGTGCTGAGCGGTAGCCGCGGCGTCGCCACCGCGCTGCGCAACCAGCGCGACGCGCTGCGCCAGCTCAACAGCCAGCATCGCGACATTGGCGCCTATCGCGAGCAGGTCGCGCTGGCACAGCGCGCCAAGGCCGCGCTCGATGCGCAGCGGCAATCGGTACGCACGCTTGCCCAACAGATCAAGGCCACCAGCACGCCCACCGCTGCCATGAATGCCGAGTTCGAGCGTGCCGTGCGCACCGCACGGGAACTCAAGATCGCACACGGTGCGCAGGAGGCCGGCCTGCAGCGCCTGCGTGGTCGCCTGGAGACGGCGGGGATCAGCACCCGCGAGCTGGTCACGCATGAGCGGCGCCTGCGCGGCGAGATCGAGAGCACCAACACCGCCATGCGCGCCCAGCAGCAGCGCCTGGTGGCAATTGACGCTGCCCAGCGTCGCAGCGCCCGCATCCAGAACGCCGGCCTGCAGGCGAGCGCCTACGGCGCCGGCATGGCGTTCGCTGGCCAGCGCGCACTTGGCGCCTCGGTGCTGCCGATCAGCGATGCGATGGAGTTTGAGTCGGCCATGGCCGACGTGCGCAAAGTCGTGGACTTCAAAACGCCGCAGCAGTTCCTGCAGATGGGTCGCGATGTCGAGAACCTCTCGATGCGACTGCCCATGCTGCCGGCCGAGATTGCCAAGATCGTAGCAGCCGCCGGCCAGGCCGCTATCCCGCGCCAGGAACTGGTCCGTTTCGCCGAGGACGCGGCCAAGATGGGCGTGGCATTCGACAGCAGCGCCGAGGAAGCCGGCCAGACCATGGCCACCTGGCGCACCGCTTTCCGGATGGGCCAGCATGAGGTCGTCGTGTTGGCCGACAAGATCAACTATCTCGGCAACACCGGCCCGGCCAGCGTCAACAAGATCAGTGCGATAGTGAACCGCATTGGTGCCCTGGGCGAGGTCGCCGGCCTGCAGAGTGGGCCACTGGCGGCGCTGGGCGCCACCGTCGCCGGCATGGGCATCGAATCGGAAGTCTCGGCCACCGGCATCAAGAACATGCTGCTCACCCTGGCATCGGGCGAGTCGGCCACCAAGAGCCAGCGCGAGGCCTTCGACAAGCTGAGCATCAAGGCCACGGCCATGGCCCAGGTCATGCAGAAGGACGCAGGCGGGGCGATCATGTCGGTGCTGCAGAAGCTGCGCGCACTGCCCAAGGCCGAGCAGGCCGCGACCATGACGCAGCTGTTCGGCCGTGAGTCGATCGGTGCGATCGCACCCCTCCTGACCAATCTGGAGCTGCTGCAGGGCAACTTCGCCAAGGTCGCCGATGCGCAACGCTACGGCGGCTCGATGTCGGCCGAGTACGCGTCGCGGGTGGCCACCTCGGCCAACTCGCTGCAGCTGCTGAAAAACACCGCCGTGGTGGTGTCCCAGTCGATCGGCCAGGTGCTGCTACCGCAGTTCAAGGAACTGACCGAGCGCACGGCTGCGGTGGTCGGCCAAGTCACGACGTGGATCCGCGCCAATCCGGTGCTGGTGGGGGCGATCGCCAAGGTGGCAATCGGCGGCGCGGCGTTGCTCACCATCCTGGGCGGGCTGCTGGTCGCCGGCGGCGTGGCCGCGATGGCGTTCTCGCAGATCCACGGCGCCGTCGCGCTGCTGTCGGGCGGTGGCGGCTTCGGTGCGCTGCTGCGGCAGGGGCTGGCGTTCGGCGGCCGCGTGCTGCCGATGCTCGCCAATGGCGCCCGCCTGCTGCTGCCGCTGCTCGGCGGCGTCAGCCTGCCGGTGCTGGCCATCGGCGCGGCCGTGGCTGCCGTGGCGCTGCTGGTGTGGAAGTACTGGGGGCCGATCAAGGCCTTCGCCATTGGCGTCTGGCAAGGCATCGTCGATGTCGCCGAGCCGGTTCTTGCCGAGCTGAAGGCCGCGCTCGCACCACTGGCGCCGGTGTGGGACACCGTGGCCGCAGCGATGGGTCAGGCCTGGGCATGGGTCAAGCAGCTGCTGACGCCCTTCGAGGCCACCACCGCGCAGTTGCACGGTGCAACGCAGGCCGGTCGCGGCTTCGGGCAGATCCTGGGGGCAGTGCTGGTCACCCAGCTGCAGTTGGCGGTCAAGGCGATCGGCTGGCTGGTGCAGGCGTTTGTGTTCGTGCTGCCGGTAGTCAAGCAAATCCTCGGCGGCGTATGGCAAACCGTCCAGGGCACGTGGTCGCTGATCGTGGGCGTGTTCACCGGCAACGGCGATCGCATCCGCCAGGGGCTGCTGCAGCTGTGGGCCGGCATCAATCTGCAGCTGGCCAACTGGCCGGCCCGGATGCTGCAGGCTGGCGCCGACATGATCAGCGGCCTTGTCCAGGGCATCCGCTCCAAGCTCGGCGCGGCCGGCGATGCGATCGCCAGCGTCGGCACTGGCGTGGTCGATCGCTTCAAGGGCCTGCTGGGTATCCACAGCCCCTCGCGCGTGTTCGCCCAGCTGGGCGACTTCACCATGCAAGGCCTCACCGTGGGCCTGCAGCGCGGCCAAGGCGCGCCTGTGCAGGCCGTCATGGCGCTTGGCAACCGGATGCGTGCCGTGGGCGCAGGCCTGGCCCTGGCGACGGCCACAGCGCCGGTGGCGGCGATCGACAGTCGGGCACCGCTGTCGGCCCCTGTGCGCGTCGCCAGCGCGCCTGCAGGCGGCAACAGCTACGTCATCCACGTCCACGCCGCACCGGGCATGGATGCGGCCGCACTGGCGCGCGAAGTCGCCCGCCAACTTGAAGAGCGCGACAGGCGCACGGCGGCCACCCGCCGCTCCAGCCTGCGCGACGACTGAGGATCCACCCCGATGATGATGTCCTACGGCACGTTTGTGTTTGCCCTCGATAGCGCCGCCTATCTGCAGCTGCAGCGGCAGATGAGTTGGCGCCACCCCACCAGCGATCGCGTGGGTGCGCGAGCGGCCAGCCAGTTCCTTGGACCAGGTGATGAGACCATCGAGCTAGCGGGCCTGATCGCGCCGGACCTGACTGGCACGCGCGGATCGCTGACCACGCTGCGCAGACTTGCTGCAGACGGCGAGCCGCTGCCGCTGGTCGACGGCACCGGCTGGGTGTATGGGCCGTATGTGTTGCTGGCGGTCAACGAGACGGCCACGCTGTTCTTCCCGGATGGCACACCGCGCCGCGTCGAGTTTCAACTGAGCCTGCGCCGCACCGACGACGTGGCGCCCGAGGCGACAGCCGCGTGAGCTACCCGATTCCGCAGTGGCGCGTGGTGCTCGACGGGACCGACCTCACCGAGCGCATCGCACCGCGCCTGCTCGATCTCACCCTCACCGAATGCCGAGGCGGCGAAGCCGACCAACTGGATCTGCGCATCCACGACCATGACGGCAAGATGGCGCTGCCCAAACGCGGCGTGCGCTTGGCCGTAGCCCTGGGCTGGAAAGCTACTGGCTTGGTCGACAAAGGCACGTTCATCGTGGACGAGGTGGAATATAGCGGTGCGCCGGACATCATCACCGTGCGCGCGCGTAGTGCGGATCTCACCGCCGATATGCGCACGCGGCGCGAACGCAGCTGGCACAACACCACGCTGGGTGCAGTGCTCAACGCGCTCGCCGGCGAGCATGGACTGACGCCGCGCGTGGCCGAGGCGCTGGCACGCACCAAGCTACCCCATCTCGACCAGGCCAACGAGAGCGACATGAATCTGCTGACCCGCCTGGGGCAGCGCTTCGATGCGGTGGCAACAGTGAAGGCAGGTGCGTTGGTCTTTGCGCCGATCGGCGCCGGCACCACAGCAACCGGCAAGCCACTGCCGACCGTCACCCTGACGCGGCGCGATGGCGACCAGCACCGATACTCCGTGGCCGACCGCGATGCCTACACAGGCGTGCGCGCGTACTGGGTGGACAAGGGCAAAGCGCGGCGGCAGTCGGTGCTGGTGGGCACGGATGACAATGCCAAGCGCCTGCGCGAGTCGTATGCGGACGAAGCGACGGCACGCCAGCATGCGCATGCGGAGCTGGAGCGCGTGAAGCGTGGCGTGGCGAAATTCGACTACACCCTGGCGATCGGCCGCGCGGATCTGTTCCCAGAGCACATCGTCACGGTGAGCGGCTTCAAGCCGGAGATTGATGGGCAACGTTGGTTGATTGCAAAGACCACCCACACGGTGAGCGGTTCCAGCGGCTTTAGCACGGCACTCGAACTGGAAGCCGCGCCATAAGCGCGCGCACCACGCTGCTTACCCGGCAGCGGCATCCCGCGAGTGACACATCAACAGCGAACCATTGCTCAGCACTCGATAGAGTCCCAGCTCACTTTCGGCATATGCCACAGCTTGTGCATACGTGCCATACCCTGACCCGGGCAACTGGTGCCTATGCAAGGTAAGGCCACCACTTTTTGATACCAAGATTTCCGGAAAGAACATAGCTCCGGATGTGGTGGCGTGCGCAGTCAGTATGTAATCGCCAATCTGTCGAATCATGCAGGCATCCATGCGTAGTTACTTCAATAGTTCGCGAATTCTAAGGTAGCGCCCCCTCTACTGCATCGGCGCATCCCCTACAGCATCTGTGGGAATTTCCTGATAGCTGACCTGATACGGCTCGCGTAATTTGCATCGTGGATGTCAGGTCATCTCGCGCTGCCAGGACGGTAGCGACTGGATCGCAAGGAGCTACGCGCCGACACCTTTCAAGCCGCCGGGACCTTCCGGCGGCTTTTTTTTGCGCACGATCTGAACTGCTTTTTTTAGCTGCTAAACGTCGACCAGCCGCTGCCGATAACGCTCTCTTTTGCGAGGACCAGCTGTCCTATCTGGACGTTGATCACGATTTCTTTTTTTTGCGGCCGCCCACGTTGATCTGCATGTATCTCTGATCGATCGCGCCTGTCGTATTAAGCATTTGAGATACGTGGCTGTCGTCGTTGAACGTCACGACTGGCGCAACGCTTTCAGCAGAACCGCGTGCCGATCCAAGATTGGACAGCATCGCAGTGCGCACCTCATGCGAAGCAGCGCGGAACGCAGCCACCAACGTGGCCTCGGACGGGTCCAATTCCACCCGCTGTTCCAGAAGCACATACATGATGTCTACGCCGCGAGCATGCGCGGCCAATAGGTAGGCTCCACCCGGCATGTTCTGGTCTTTCTCGAAGTACAGCTGCGCCCACTTCGAGATGCCACATGAGTCCGCCATCTCCTGCTGCGTCAAGCGCAGGCGTTTGCGTTCTTCCTTCAGGCGTTTCCCTACAGTCACTCAGGTTTTTCCTCATATTGACAAAATTGGTGTTAACACCAACAATTTCCAAAACCGCAGACGACCGCAACCGATGCCCCGCAACGTGCAAGCTCAGCAGCAGTTCCATCCCCGAAGCCCAGCAGAGGCGCGGGAATGGTTGGTGTCCAACGGCATCACGGTCTCCGGATTCGCCCGGCAACTTGGGGTGAATCGCACGGTTATCGACGACCTACTCCGTGGACGCTCGCAAGGCAAATACGGCGACGCGCACACCGCTGCAGTCGCTCTTGGCCTCAAAGCACCACCAGATTATGCCGCAAAAGTCCAAACTTCCAAGCGCTCTAGGGGGTGAGCATGTTCGGTCGGAAAAAGATCGTTTTTCGTTGCGAGGCATGCAGTGCAAGGCTCATCAAACGCACCAGCGTTCTCGCACATAAGTTCCTGCGGCATGACTCCTATGTCTGCGAGAACCCCATGTGTGGAGCGACGTATACAGGCCATTCGGAGTTGACCGGCATTGCCAGCCCCAGCGGCGTGCCCACCTCACACAGCGAGCTTCCACCCACACCGGCATATCAGCGCGCCCAAGCGCTGCAGGCCTACCGCGAGTCGCTCGGCGACCGTCAGCTGGATCTACTCCCCGTCGGCGGCGAGCCGTTCTTCCCTCACCTCTGAGGCACCCCTAATGCAAAAGACCCTTGATTGGGCGGCATTGCCGCCCACGGCGAAGCTTTGCCTGGACGTTGCGCGCATTCACAACGGGCTGGTGAAGACCGAGCACGGCTACATCGGCCGCACTGCCGCACCTGAGACAGATCAGCGCTTCGGCGCGGTTGTGGTTGCCGCGCTCATGCGTGATGGGCTTGCCACCTCTGACGCCTTCGATGAGCGCCTGGTCGTGCTGACCGATGCCGCCACCGCTTTGTTCCTTTTCCAACGCAAAAACACCGAGGTCGGTTCGTGAGGAATGCCAACAGCTGGTTCACCGCACAGGAGCCGCGATTCGTCGATTCGGCCAACCATGTGCCGCAGCGCGTCGCGCCGCACGCCAAGCACGAAGAGGCACGCCTGCTCGCTGCCGCTGTTGACGCACACCGCCGTGCCGGCGGTGCTTACGTAGTGATCGACACCGCCCCATCTGCGCACGCGCCTCGGCGCTGGCTCGGCGTCTAAGGAAGTTCGATGCAAGAGGATCTGCGGCAACAGGTGCTGTCCCGACTAGAGCGGGATTACGGACTCAAGCACCGGAGAGATACGCCGTACATGCGCGGCGGTAAGTGTCCGTCGTGCAGCAAGAAAGAGCTGTACACCAACTATCAAAGACCTTGGGTGGTGAAGTGCGGCCGGCAATCCAAGTGCGGCCGCGAACTGCACGTCAAGGATCTGTACGACGATCTGTTCGACGACTGGTCCAAGCGCTTCCAGCCAACGCCTGCGGCTCCCAATGCTGCAGCCGACGCCTACCTGCAGTTCTCGCGTGGCTTTGACCTGGCACCGCTGAAAGGCCTCTACACCCAGGACAGCCATTACGACCGCAAGATCAGCGCCGGCACCGCGACGGTGCGCTTTGCGCTGGTCAAGGGCGGCTGGTGGGAGCGCCTGATCGACCGCCCGCACCGCTTCGGCAAGCAGAAGGCGCGCTTTGCGCCAGGCAAGAGCTATGCGGGGGTGTGGTGGGCGGCGCCTGCCGCACTGACTGTGATGAAGACGGCACGCGAGGTGTGGATCGTCGAGGGCATCTTCGATGCGCTCGCGCTCCTGCAGCACGGAATGTGCGCAGTGTCGGCCATGTCCTCCAACGCATTTCCGGAAGAGTCACTGCGCGAGCTGGCAAAGGCACGCATGGCCGATCTTCCGACGCTGGTGTGGGCGCTGGACAACGAGCCGGGCGCCCGTGCGTACACGCACAAGCACATCAAGCGCGCAGCGGCGCTCGGCTTCGACTCGCGGGCCGCGCAGATCGTCCAACGCGACGGCAAAAAGACCGACTGGAACGACCTGCATCTGCGCGCCATCGCGTCCGATGATCCCAAGCAGTGGGACAACGACGTCAAGGAGGCTCGCTACCAGGGCGACCTGCTCGTGGCCCGCTCGGCGGTAGACAAAGGCCTGCTGATGTTCGAGCACGACGGCCGCAACGACTTCTGGCTGGACTACCGCTCCCGCCTGTACTGGTTCGATTTTGATACGCAGCGCTTCGACAAGTTGCGTAAGGAGAAGCTGGGCGACATCGATGCCGACGACGGCGACGGCGACGGCGACGGCGACGGCGACGAGGTTGCGGCCGAGGATCTGAAGAAGATCAAGCGCGCCGCGTGCTCCGTCCAGAAGATCGCCAACTGCTACCCGGAAGCGCTGTATTTCCAGCGCCAAGAGGTCACCGACGAAAGCTGGTACTACTTCCGCGTCGATTTTCCGCACGACGGCCCCAGCGTAAAAGGCACCTTTACAGGTGGTCACGTCGCTAGCGCCTCCGAGTTCAAGAAGCGCCTGATCTCCCTGGCCGCCGGCGCCATGTTCACCGGTACCGGACACCAGCTGGACCGCCTGATCGAAGAGCAGACCGAGGCAATCAAGACGGTCGACGCGATCGACTTCGTGGGCTACAGCAAGGAACACCGCGCCTACCTGCTCGGCGATATGGCCGTGCGCGACGGCGAGCTGGTGACGGCCAACGAAGAGGACTACTTCGAGTTCGACAAGCTGCGCCTGAAGACCACGCAGAAGTCCATCCGATTGGAGATCCAACGCGACGCCGAGGCGTTCCGCGTGGATTGGCTCCCGTGGCTGTGGCAGTGCTTCGGCACGCACGGCATGGTCGCCATGACGTTCTGGTTCGGCTCGTTGTTCGCCGAGCAGATCCGCGCCGGGCACAAGAGCTTTCCGTTTCTTGAAGCCACCGGTGAAGCCGGCGCTGGCAAGACCACGCTGCTGACGTTCCTGTGGAAGCTGCTGGGCCGCTCGGACTACGAGGGCTTCGACCCGGCCAAGTCGTCCAAGGCTGGGCGTGCACGCGCCATGGGCCAGGTGTCTGGCATGCCCGTCGTCCTGCTGGAAGCCGACCGCAGCGAGCCGGACAAGGCGCATTCCAAGACGTTCGAGTGGGATGAGCTGAAGGACTTCTTCGGCGGCGGCACGCTGGCAACACGCGGGGTGCGCAACGGCGGCAACGAGACCTACGAGCCGCCGTTTCGCGGCACGATCGTGATCACCCAGAACGCTGCGGTGGATGCCAGCGAAGCGATCCTCACGCGCATCGTGAAGCTGCACTTCAAACGCCCGCAGGTCACCACCGAAAGCCGCATCGCGGCCGACAATCTCAACGCGCTGCAGGTCGAAGAAGTCAGCCACTTCCTCGTGCGTGCCGTCCGCCAGGAGCGCGCCATCCTCGATCTGTTCGCCGAGCGGGTGAAGGTGTTTGAGGCCAAGCTACGCGCGCAGCAGGATCTACGCCTGGAACGCGTCATCAAGAACCACGCCCAGATGCTGGCGCTGTTCGATTGCCTGCGCCTGGTCATCACCATCCCTGACGACATGGTCGAGCAGACGCGGCTGGCGCTGTTGGACATGGCGCTGGAACGGCAGAAGGCGATCAGCGCCGACCACGCGATGGTCAATGAGTTCTGGGAGGTCTACGAATACCTCGAAGCCACCGGCCACGGTAAAGCCGTCGTCAACCACAGCCGCGACGCGCAGCGCATTGCGATCAACCTCAATCACTTCGCGGCACGGGCCGCGCAGTTCAGTCAGTCCGTGCCCGACCTCAAGGTGCTGCGTGCGCTGCTCGGAGACTCGCGCCGGCACAAGTTCATCGGCGCGAACGTGGCCGTCAATAGCGCCGTCCTCAAGGACGATCTGACCGGCGTCGGCACCACCGTGAAGTGCTGGGTGTTCGCCAAATGAGCGCGCTTTCTCATCTTGGAAATTTCAGGAAATTTTCGTTGACTTCTACCCAGCAGCAGAGCAACTATTACCGCGTCGCCGCACAATCGGCGACCGGGTTTGACAGCCCGTATAGGAGGCGCACCAGCGCCCATCGATCGATGCACGGCGCTTTTTTTATGCCCGCTGTGTCGTCGTGGGTACGTGCCAGCCAGTTCTATGGCGGGCGGTGTGCGGAGGCCTTCGGGCCTGCCGGTGACTCCTACCGGTCTGTCAACCGCGCACCGTCCGCCACCCCGTTTGACAGCGTTGTGGCGGACTCCAACAACTTAGGAGCCCGCATGTCTTACGACGCCCAAGAAGCGCCGGCAAATGCCGCGCGTCAGATCGCCCATTACTTCGGCTTGATCGCCGACACCCTCGACTGGAACCACACCGCCTGGCTCGCCCTGCAGGCGAAGCTGCAGGCCATGGGCAAAGCGCCCGAGGCGCTGACCTTGGCCGACGTCGAGGCCGCAATTTCCAGCATCAATGCCGACCTGGCCGAGGTGCGCCAGTGAGCCGCCGCGACCTGCACAAAGCGCTGCGCGTGGCTCCCGGCGTCTACCTGCTCCTGCAGATCCGGGCGACCGACGTGCTGGCCGAACTGTACGCAGATGGCCTGCATGATCGCGCGCCGGTCATGTTCGCCTGCAGCGCAATTGAAGACGCATGCGAGTTGTTCCCCGTCGACGACGGCACCGGCCTGGTCATCGGCTCGTTGCACGTGGTCATGCCGGAAGCCGAGGCCGCCGCCCTGCAGGAATGGGTCATCGAGCGCATGCCTGCATCGGAGGTGGCGTGATGGACGCCGCTCACCCGAACACGCAGCTGCCAGAGGACGCTGACTTCTCGATCAGTGAAGAAGATCAGTCCCGCCTTTGGCTCGCCTACCACGCGACCACATTGCTCGCAGCGCTGACCAACGATATCGCGATCGAGGCTGGCATCAATCACGACGGACCGGCGGCAGTGGCTGAGTACATCCGCCACGAATTGCTTGATGTCCTCAGCAGCGCGCAGCGTCTGCGTGAGCCTGATCCCAGCATTCCGCCAACCGGCGCCGACCTGATCTAACCCCACACCAGCGGGCCGGCGGGCGGTGCTGTAACACCGCCCCAAGGCCCTCCACCGACGCAACTCAGGAGAGTCGATATGCAACAGCAAACTGGAACATGTCCAGCCACGGCAGCACGTCTGTTGGCTTTGAGCACCGGACCCGGCCCGGAGGCTACCACGCCGACCGTCGTCGCCTACGACCGCAGCATGGGCGACTGCTCAGCGAGCATCACCATGCACATCACGCATGGTGCCGTTGTGGTCACCGCCACCCTGAACATGGGACCGCTACGCGAGGCTCGCCAATCCTGGGAGCGGCGTCGCGGCACGGGCACCGGCTGGAAACTCATCGACGGGCCTCGCCTGTGGACGACGGTGGAAGACCGCATCAGCACCGAGTTGGCTGCGTTCATGGACGGCCTGGACTTCCCCTTCGACCTGTCCAACATGCTGCCGCGCAGGCCGACTGCGGCGGCTGCAGCTGCGGTCGCGCAGGCCGCACGGGAGGTGGCGCATGGTTGAGTTGCTCGCTCTTGTGGTGGTCCTGGCGCCGGCGGCCGGTGGCGCGCTGGTCTACAAGCTGTGGACGACGCGCCGTCCGCGCCTGACTCAGACCGGCCTGGCGGTCGGACAGGTGCCGCAGCGCCTGCGTCGCCGCACCCGCATGGCCGTGCGGCGGGAGGCTGCTCATGGCTGAGTCCGTCATCCTTCTCGGCCCGCAGGGCAGCGCAAAATCACTTAACGCCGAGGCTCTGCGGCAGGAGCTCGGCCTGCAGGAGGTCATCGAGCTTGAGGATGTCTTGTCTACGTTCCGCGCTGATCGCCTGGAGCCGGTCGGGCAGCTGATCCTGACCTGCAACGAGCAGCAGGCCCACACCTGGTCGGTGCGCTGGGGCTTGCGCCTCATGCGTGTCGAGGAAGCACGTGCCCAGCTCGGCGCCGCATGGAGGACTCAA